GGAACTTATCATTAGTTTCATTTACATATGCAAATGATAAAATTTGGTTAAGCTGGCTAGTAACTATTATACTTTTATTATTTGCATTAAAAAAGTCAATAGCTAGTTCGCCCATTGTACGCTGCTGCATTATAGGTATATTTGTTTGTACATTAGTAAACAATGATGCCAGTGTATCTGTTCCGGTTACGCGTACATTTATTCCAGTTATGTCAGTCGACCAGTCAGTTACAAAAAATGTACCGAGTGGATCCCAATCCAATTCTTCAACTGTACCGGGCTCATTGATGTCATTTTGTTCATATTCAGATGATTCTTCATTAGTGTGCTGTGAAAGTCCATTTAATATTGGCCTTGCATATACTTCCATACATAAGCCTATCTTTATCTTATTATAGTATGGACCTTGCATATTGTTTGGATTAAATATACCAGCATCACTAAAGATATTAAAGGATACTTCATTTGCAGATGGCGCACCAATGAGAGTATCATCATCAGAGCATGTTTCCTCTAACAAATCAAGATCTATAAGATAATTATTGCGTGTTATACGCAGAGGTGTATTATCTACACCATCAAAATAAATATCGACACAAAATTCTATTTCTCTGGCAGCTGCATTATAGTCATGTTCTGTTGATCTTGGCATATGCAGCCTCCTTATTGCTCAATCAAATTAAATGTTAAGTCTCTCCATACCCATTTTGCACCAGTCATATATAGTGATGCAGGTATTGATCCTGAATATACCGTTGCCTGCTTTGTCTCATTATTCTCTACATAGGTAAGAGTATAAAACAATGAGTTTGTATCCCATATAGCATCCAAGATATTATTAAGTTCATCAGATGTTATAGCATCATATGTGAAATAAAATTTATGCTTCTTTGCAATTAAGTCACCAACCATCAAGGCGTCTGCACGCCTTGATAGGTTAGTAACATTATAACGCTCTATTTTAAATGATGTTGGACGCTTTATGGTAACTCCATTTATTTGAAAATTCTGTGTTGCCATTAACTACGCCTCCTGTCCTCTTTGAGCTGTATAATACGCATCTTACGCTCTAGTTCCTTTAAGCCACGCTCATCAGCAATTAATGTTCCAACATACAATGGTGGTGTACTGTCATTTGTTGCATATGCTGGTTGTGCCTGCATATTAGCTAGTACAGGTCCAAGATACTGTGCTAAGCCACTTGAAACAGCATCTACAAAAGGTTGCATTGCTGCTTTATCTTCAAGTGGTATTATAGCCTCTGCCTTATTACCTTCCGATATTCTAGCAACATGTTCTCTGTTAAAAATACCGCCAGTAGCGTGTCCACTAAGCGTTCTACTAATAGCAGAACCTGCAGAACTTAATGCACTTGAAGCTGCACTTGCTGCACTACTAAGTACACTAGATATTTTTGAGGCCATGCTAGACGCCCATGAATTTAACCGAGATGTTGCATTGGATATAAAGTTACCTATTTTACTCATGGCATTTGTGCAACCCTGCTGAACACGTGCAGCAAAATTTGATGCCCAACTTGAAGCTATTGATATAGCACGTGCAGACCAACTAGATATATTACCTATAGTCTGTGATGCCCAGCTTGAAAACCTAGATATGCTATTTGATGCAAAATTTGTAATTCTTGCAATACCCTGAGTAACAAAGTTATTTATATTTTGTAAGCCCTGAGTAACAAATGATCTTATATCATTAAAAGCATTCGTAGTCCAGTCTCTTATATTTTGCTTTGCTGTTGTAGCCCAAGATGCAATACCAGATCCAGTAGTTGTAAACCAATCTACAAAAGTAGACTTAGTAGTAGATAGCCATTCTGTGAGTCCACCTTTTGTTGTGGAAATCCAATCAGTAATTGATGATGTAGCATTAGTTATAAAGTTAGCTGCAGTTGTACTCAGTAGATCAAAACCACTTGTGAATAAGCCAGTTAATGTATCTATCAAGGCACCAGCAAAGCCAGTCAATGTTTGCCATGTAAACTCTGTACCATTTATAAGACCAAGTATAGCATTTGCGCCTATATCATAGAATACAGTAGATGGTGAATGAATGCCTAAGCCATCCTTAAAGCCTGCAATAAAGTTATCTATCAGACCGCCAACCCAATCAGTAAAATCAGACCATGCCTGACTTATACCATCTCTAAAGCCTTGAATTAAGTTCGCGCCCCATTCAGTAAAATCATTATAAAGATCAGTAAAATATTGACTTAGCTGTCCTGGTATTGATGATACCCAAGCCCAAAAATCATTCCATGCAGCTGGTATTGTCTGTGTGAAGAATACAGTAAGTGAAGTAACAATGTTGCCAACAAACTCTGTTACAGTCATCCAGATTGTAGATAACGTTTGTGTAATGGTCTGCCATATTGCTGTAAGAGCTTCACTAATAAGACCTGGTATTCCAGAGGCCCATGTCCAAAAGTCATTCCATGTAGTAGGAAGCGTTTGTGTAAAGAATTCTATAAATAAACTAGGTAATGTTTCTGTAAGGAATATATCAAGTGAATTTGCAATGCCATCACACCATTCACTTATTGATTGTGATATACCTACAACCCAGTCTGTAAACGAATTCCATGCATCTGGTATTGTCTGCGTAAAGAATCTTACTATTGATCCAAGTGCATAACCAAGCCAATAAGCTATTCCATTGGTAACATTTACGAAAAATGCACTGATCCTTTCTGGTATAGAGCTTACCCATGCTGTAAAATCTGACCATGCAGAAGTTATCCATGATACAAAGTCTGACCAAGCAGCAGATAAGTTTGCAGTAAAATCCGACCAAGCAGCTGGTATAGTTACTGTAAAGAAAGTTGAGATATTAGCAAACAAGCTATCTAATGCTGGTGCAATCTGTGTACTCCAAAGACCACCAATTGCAGTGCCTAATGGCTGACCAAGACCATTTCCTATTATGCTTCCAATTGCAGCACCAGCAGGTCCACCAAAGAAGAAACCAGCTATTCCACCAATTATTGATCCGCATATACCACCAATTTGTTGGCCTGTCTTTCCTGCTTTAATATCACTATCAGTAAGATTAAATGCCTCACCAAGTATGCTTAATAACTTATTTGATAATGCAGATGATATTAAACTTGTAATAATTCCTGCGATGCCTCCCTTAAGGCCATTAGTAATAGTTGACTGCACAACTGTTCCTAATGATGTGCCAAGTGGAGTTATAATTGGAATCATCCAGCTAGTAAAGCCAGATACAAGACCTTCAAAGGCAGCTACAAATACGTCTTTAATTTTGTCAGTACTTGACAAACCAAATTTTTCTTTTAGAGCTTCATATGTGGCATTATAGAAATCTCCGGCTATAACGCCCGCTATTCCACCTATTGGACCAAGAAGTACATGTCCTATTGTACCAGTAACAGCTGGTATTAACCCTGACCAATCGCCAGTTTGAATACCTTCAACAAATGTAGATATCCATGTAGCTGCTAGTGAAGCTATTGAGGCAGTATTTAGTACAAAACCACCAGTAGGCAGATTAAGAATAGTACCACCAGCGCCGGCTGTTGCGCCACTGAATAAACTTGTTAATGCACTAGTTAGCTTTGGTGCAAATGATGCTAAAGCTCCATTTAGAACTGTATTTGATAGAGCTGCACCTATAGTTGCAGCTATACCACCAGCAACTAGACCAGCAAATTTTGATCCTGTGCCAAGTCCTATTTTATCAGCTATTATAGACCAAAACTCACCTGCAAATGTACCAGCTGCTGCGCCTATAACTGCTCCAACTGGGCCGCCTATCAATCCGCCTATTATTGCACCAAAGGCAGTACCTATTGCAGATGCAATGGCAGCTTCTACTTTTTTGGCTCCTTCCAAGCCAAATGCTTCTGCTACTTTTTCCCAGAATAAACCACCAAAAAATCCAGCAAAGCCTGCTAGTGCGACAGCCCAACCGGGTAAACCTACAAGACTTGCTATAAGTCCCATAATTCCACCGAGTAGTGCACTTGCTATAGCCGCATCCCACTTATCATGTATGCCTATAACATTAGCAAGTTCATTCCAAAAATGACCAGCAACAGCACCAGCAAGGCCTCCTATTAAGCCACCAAGTGGACCGCCTATTAAGTTACCAAGTAGCGTACCAAGTCCGGCACCAGACAGTATACCAGGCAGCTTATCCTTGAATTTATCCCAAAGACCCTTGATAGTGCTTTCAAGCTTATCAAGCTGCCTTTCAAATGCACCTCCTGCAAGTTCACCAAAATCTGGAACCATGCTATCTGCATCTAAATTGTCCCAGTCGCCAAATCCACCTTCTGGTATGCTCCAATTAGGTGTTGTAATTGCATCTTTACCAGCTCCATCTTTTTCAGTAAGTCTAAATACCTCATCAAATGACAATAGGTCCTTTTGTGCCTTTTTGCCCTTCTTTGCAGCCTTTTCTGCTGCATCGCCAGTTGCATCAAGTGCATCTTTTGTTGTATCGAGTTTCTCATTAAACTTATTTATATCAGCAGTACGCTTTTTTGTTTCAGGCAATAGCTGCTTCCCAGGATCTATACCATTCCATTTGGTTAGCTGTGTAAAGAAATCTTTTATCTGAGCACCAGCCTTTGAATGTGATATGCCAAGTGCAGCTACTGCACCAGAAAGAAGAATTATACCTGCTACTAATGGATGTGCATAAATTACACCAGCTAAGATTGCAAGAGCCTTTGCACAGCCCATTATAAGTTTTGTAACAGGCCCTAGAATCATTGCACCTAATGCTGCTGTTCTAAATGCTGCCCAAGCGCCAACATTAAAGGCTAGTGCATATGCAAGAGCTGCCATAAGTGGCTTACACTGTGCAAGTAGCCTTATAACCATAGATAAGATTTGTCCAACATTTACTAGCACAGGCGCAAGCATATTAAATACTTGCATAAATTCATAAGCAACTTCTCTGCATGCTATAAGAGCAGATTTAAGAGTATAGCCAATTATCTGTCCAAGTTCCTTTATAAGTGCAACAAACTGTCTAAATTCAGCCTGCTGTGTCTTGTCAGGAACAAGATATTCAAATACGCCACCTAATCCCTTTATGTCGGCAATCTCTCTAAGTTTATTTATAAACGTATCGAGCATATGTGTAACATTTCTAATGTCATTATAGAGTGGTTCAAAGAAGCCCTGCATCATCATCAGCATGTTATCCTTTATATTAGACCACATGCCTTTCATAGTTTTTGCAGAATCTTTTGTCATACCTGCAAAACGTTCGTGAATGCCATCTACAAGAGCATTAATGGCAACACTAGCAGGTATTCCTTGCTGCCCAAGCTTTTGCATTGCTTCATCAGTAAGCTGTAATTTCTCTCTTAGTATGTCATAGGCTGGTATACCTGCTTCTGCAAGCTGTCTTATTTCTTCAGCCTTTAATGTGCCTTTTGTATAGATCTGGCCAAGTGCTCTTGATATTGACTCTATCTTAGATGCATCGCCTTGCATTGTAGCTGCATCAAGAACTCCTTGCATAACATACATAATATTTTTATATTCTATGCCATATGCAAGGAGTCTCTGAGCAGCCTTAGATGACTCAGAAAAGGAGAATGGAGAAACTGCTGAAAAGTCCTTAAGTACGTTTACGAATTCTGCAGCCAATTCAGTACTACCAAATAGCTGAGAAAAAGCAGTCTGTGTATACTCAAGCTCAGTGCAAAACTCACGTACTGCACTAGTTGCATTTCTTATGGCATTTAAACCACCATAGAAAACCTTAGATACCATTATACCTGCAACTATACGTGATACATCTTTGAACTCAAACTTTGCTTTTTGAGTTGGATCTACAAGGCCCTCCGTGATACGCCCATTAATTGCATGGCCAAATGTTGCTATTCTATTAGAAGCTCTTTTTAATGCAGCCGTTAAACCACTATCATCAGCATTTATATTAACAATAATGTTACCAGCATCTGCCATATATGCCACCTATACTCTTTCTTTCTTACCAACCTTTGATATTGTCTATAAAAGTAGTGCCACTTGGATTTTGCGTTCTCCATGGCAATCCCCTTTGTTTCTCTGACCTGTGCTTTAATCTTTCAATATCATAATGCACTGTAAGTAATGCAAATAACTTTCTGGGAGTCATATTCCATACTTCATACTCTGTTCTATTTAACCAAACTGTCCCCGCATATAAGATAAAAGGCCAGTCCCAGCCGTCTTGATTCGGCAAACGACTGACCTCTTCATCATCGGGGTTTATCAGTTTGGGTTTCCGTCACTATTAACCTTATCAGTTAATGGAACACTTTGTGCAGCTAAGGCTTCTGCCTGTGGATCTACAGGCATATCACCATCAAATGCAACACCAAGTGTAGTTATCATTTCCTGCATGTAGTTAAGATCGATCAGGTCTCCTACCTGCTCCTCAGTGAGTGTATCATCCTCCCACATCAGGCCTGCCCAAAGTACGTACCGTAGGGCAGTTATGCTATTTTCTTTTTCAACCTTATTAAAAGCAGCTTCGACTGAGCCGTACTTATCTTCAAGCTCTGCTAAGGCATTAAGGGTAAATCTGAGATGTCTCTCTTTACCATCCATTAAAATCAATGGAACTGTTTTCGACTTTACATCTTTTATATTCATATTTCCTCCAAGGATTTGCTCGTGGCTAATAAGCCACGAGCTATACTTTGTAGTAATTACGGTTCAACTACAGCATTGAACCACGCAGCAATGTCTGCAGCTGCATCCTGGTCATCCTGATCTGCTTCAATCTTCCATGCCTGATTCTTGTTGGTCTGCAGGAACTGGCCTTTGATAGTATCAGTCTGGAAATTGATAGAGTCACCCTTGGTTTCATTCTGATCTTCAAGATCCTGGAATTTGCCCTTATATAGCCATACATAACGGTAATTACCATTTGACTTTAATGTTCTAAAGCCGATAGCTACAAAGGGTGGAACATCAGTTGACTTTGAAACGAGCTTACCATTTGCATAGGTATGTCCAAGAAGCGTAGCTCTCTCTTCGAGAGTAAGCTGTGCCTTGTTTATCTCGACTTCAATGTTACCGATAGTTGCTGCAGTCTCATAAGGACCATCATCTGCAAACAGTGTTTCCTGTGAAGCATTCGGATTAATGTTTACAGAAATAACGCCCTTAAGAGCCTCAGGTGTGCCCCATGTCTCAACAGCACCATCAGTGCAGATAGCATAGTGAAGTTTGTCAACACCAATTCTAACACCTGCCATTTTTGATACCTCCTTGCTTAATATATGCTAGTTGTAACACCCATGTTAAAGCCATAAATAACTCTATCATTTTCATCAATCTTGATTTTAAATGGTGTTTGCCTAAGACTTACCTGTCCCCAACGTGTATTGGTAAAATCTACACGCTTAGCTACATCTTCAACATGCAAGACATTATAAAGTTCAAGAGCTTTATTTCTAGCAGTATCAGGGTTCTTACTTCTAACCGTTACTTGAATTGATCTATGCACTATACTGTCATATTCAACTGGAGGTGCACCAGCATATTCGTATAGTACAATTACATCATCGGGATCTTCTGGTGAAAAATCCCTGAAGCAATCTTCACCATCACCAATAGCTAGGCCATTAGTTACAAAATATTCTATAATATCAAGTAATAATGGATTATGCTCCATGGTGCCTCCTATGATAATCGCTTCTTAACCTCAGCTAAAAATAGCTGATATATTGTGCCACTATTAGAAAAGTTCCTAAGTGGATCTTCAAGAAATTTTGCCTTACCCTTTGCATGAAAAGCAGACAAATCTTCATGAACAATAATCATGTATGCTGAAGCTGGCTGGCCAGTTTTTGGATTTATTGGATCACCATTTCCGCCATAACCAACTATGCCTTGGTATCTATAGCTACCAGATGCAAGACCAGTACGCCTTTCAACTCTCCAGAATGCACTAGCCTTTAATGTGCCAGTTTCTTCAGGAACTTGCTTTATGGAAGCTTCATAAATAAGCTTACATGCAGCTTCTGTGGCCCACTTTGTACCATTCCTTACATTGGTTAGAATACCACTTAAATTATTATTCACGTTCGCTATTGAATCAAAGTCTACATTACATGTAACCTTCATAAATGTATAACCTTTATATCAACAGTACCATTTCTATAGAAGCTATTTATTGATATTATTGGATGCTCAGAACCCTCAAATATTATTAGATCGTTTACGTCAACATCAGTGTCACCATCTACATACAGCTGATGCGATGAAATAACCTCGGCACCTTTAGAGTCCTTTACAAGTATATTCTTAGCCTCTGGATAGCACAATTTATCAATAGGTTCATCATACTGTGGATAACCTGAACCGCTTCGTTTTAAAAATGGTTTTATCTTATAGGGTATATTCACCCAAGGTTTAAGGCTTGCATACATTGTAGTCACCCCTCTGCTTGTACCTAACTACAGGCGGATTATTATCCATACCCTTCATAAACACTTTAGGGCTGGCATAATGTGGAAGGGATAAACCGGCAGACACAAGCTTTGCTTTATACTCATCTGCTTTACGAGCGAAATAATCAAGTCGCTTTGTGGGATCCTCCATTTGAGGTCCCAATGAACGTTTTATATCACGTGCAAAGATTGTAGCGGCCTGATTAAAAAGTACATAAAGAACTTTATTCTCGTTATCTCCAGCCTCATTAGCAAGAAACTGGATTTCCTCATCCTGCATTATTGGTGCATTAGGATCAGTATCGCCTATTAAAAAGCGGTACTTATCAACTGTGCTAGATGTTGGATCACCAGAATAGCTCCAAGACATGGACAACCTCCTTACTTAGAAACCCTTGCAGGCTGGCCCGCAGGTATCTTAGCAGGTGCATTAGCAGCAGGCTGACTTGCAGGTATTTTAGCTGGTGCATTAGCCGGTGCATTAGCCGGTGCATTAGCCGGTGCATTAGCCAGTGCATTAGCCGGTGCATTAGCCGGTGCATTAGCCGGTGCATTAGCCGGTGCATTAGCTGGTGCATTATTTGCTGCTTCGGTAGGCTTAACTGAAATATCTACACCAAACTTCTGTTTGAAGTAGGTAACCATCATATCGTAGTTTTGCTCTGTAACTTCGATAATCTTACGGTCAGCAAGTTTTTCCTTAAAACGCTTAACCTCGGTGGCATTAGTGATAATGTCACCGGGGTTAAAGCACTTACCGAAGCACTTAAATGATCTTCGTACTACGTACATATTACTGTACGATGTCCTTGAAGAATACACCAAGGTCAGAGCAAACCTTCTTAGCGTCAAAGGCAATTTCACCCTCTATACGCTCTGTGCCAATGCCGAGAATATCCATTGGCAAACGTACGATACGGTTACCATATCCTCCAGAACCCTCAAGGCCGGTCCATGCAAAGATATATCCAGCAGATGGCTTACGAAGGGCAGGTGTAGGATTTGCATAGCAGAGCATAGCATGCTTGCCCATGATGAAGCTTGTATTCTCAGTTGCACCCTTAACAGCATTGTTAACAACGCCCCATGCAACAAGAACCTTATCAACCTCAAACAAGGTTGCAAGCAAATCAGCTGTAACGATGCCCTTCTGAGTATACTTGATACGATCAAGAATATCCTCATGATTCTTCAGAGCATTGAAAACGAATGGGGAAAGAACCAAGGTATTAGGACGAAAACCAGTCTCTGAAGCCATCTGAACTGATGCATTTGTAACATCACCGATAGGATCAGAAGCAGGATTATTCCAGAAAAGCTTAGTGCCAGAACCAGCAGAGGCAGCTCCAGCAAATTCTGTGTCCCAAACGCCTGTCTTGAAGAATTTGGAAGCCCATTCCATCTCACGACGGATAAGCATCTTCTGAGATACAAACTCAGTACCATCACGATCTGCATCAAGTGGCTCATCATAGTTTGCACGTGCCTCAGGTGTAATGTCAGTATGGAATGCATGCTTACGGCAGTAGTAAGGCTCCTGTGCCTCTACTCCATAATCTCCACCTGCTGACTCTGTTCCAGCACCTCTCTCACGCGCTTCATCACGCATGAAATCTGCTTTACTGTACTGATAGTATACGTCGGACTGGCGCTTAACCGGAACGATAGGGAAAACCTTATCTGCGATAAAAGCACTTGCGTCCTGCATATATGCAACAGAGATATTGGTCATCGCTCTGTCAATATGCGCATTCTGCATTGTAGGCATTATTATTTACCTCCTTTATCTACAAGTTAAGACGATCAAATCTTAACAGCAACGAACTCACCAGCTGCACTTGCAGCAGTAAGAGCAACCATTGTACCTTCACCGGTAACAGCCTTACCGTCTGTTGTAGCAACAACTGCTGCACCAGCTGCAATTGCCGCACTCGCCTCAACGATAACGATTCCATCTGCTACCTCAAGCACCTGTCCATTAGCGACTTCATTCATTGATGCACCGATAACGATGTCAGTAGAAGCAGTAGCTGCAACACCAACACCGTCAGTGCCAACCTTTACAAAGCGATGTCTCTTTACTGCACCACCGGCAGGAAGTGAAAATCGCAGATTGGGTATTTCATATGCACTTGTGATCATTAGTTAGCACCTCCTTCAAGGTATTCCCTGTAAAGCTCAGGGTTCTCTTTTATCACCTCTGACACGGCCTTAGCCTTGGTGATATTTTTTGTCTTGGCAAGCTCTACTGCCTTGGCATCTATCTTGCTCCAAGCATCAGCTGCTCCGGTACCAGAAGTGCCCGAAGCATTCTTTCCAACCTCACCAAGAACAGTACCCTCAATGGCTGTATTGATAACTGTAAGAAGTTCAATAAGCTCGGGTGTAGCTGACTTAAGAATTCCAACAAGCTTTTCCTTATCTACAGGAATAGCCTTGAGTGACTCTGCCTTTGCAACAGCTTCGGCTTCTGCAGCAGCTTCCTTAGACTTTCTGAGCTCCTCCTCAGCGGCATCCTTCTGGGCCTTGATTGTGTTAAGGTACTCCTGTACCTCCTTAGGCATGCTCTTAAAAGTCTCTGTCTGATCAAAGCTTGCGCCATTGCGCTTAGCTGTACACTCAGGACAGGTACAATCATCCGGATGAGGCTTCTTTGCCTCTTCAAGAGCCTCCTTTGTTTCCTCAAGTGCCTTCTGAGTGGCTTCAAGCTCAGTCTTTGCATCGTCACGTTCTTTTGTAACAGCTGCAACACTGTCCTGTGCCTCCTTCAGAGAAGCCGCAGAAGAATCAAAGGCGTCCTGGATGATCTTGGCATGTTCAGGTTTCATCTTACTTAAGATTTCCTTTACATCCATAGTGCTTTGCTCCTTTCGTTTGAATAGTTCTATGAAGGCCTCAGAATTGGCTCCTTCATCACATAGGTCGACCCGATCAATAATCAGATCCTCGAGTAGAGTATACATATTGCTCACCCCCTAATTATATTATATGAAATTTGGTTAACAGTTAGAGCTATACAGGTATTCGTTTTCCGCGCCCTTGGATAGAAAACATACGGTACTTGCCACTTTTAACTTTATCAAAGACCTCTGGATCATCTATTTTTACTGTTATAAACCACCCTTCAGGTACAATACCTTCTGGTATGCCAAGTGCAGCCTGCTTATCTTTTGTAAAAACAATAGACTCAACAACTGTACCCTTACTAGGACCAGTATGCATTTCGCCACTGCCCCTATAGTTAAGCATAAAATCAATTGCAGCCCTTTCAAGCACCTCAGGCCTTATAATATCACCCTGCCAATCAAGTGGTATTGAACCATCTGCATTACGCGCAACATTAGCCCAGCCAGATACAAGCCCTTGATCTGTAGTTTTTGATATTGATACGTTTATCTTAATATCACTCTGTGCTTCCAAGTATGGATTATCGTCCATATAAATATCGTCCATATTAACCTCCAGTATATGCCATATCACTCTGCTCAAAAGAGTTATCTGTTGTATCATCTGGCTTAGCTGTTACATCAGCTGTGCTTGACTCATTTGGTACTGATGTAACTACAGGATCATTTTGATGTGCATAAATTGCTTCAAATGTGTCATCGTCAAGCTTTGGCATGCCCATTATATGCCTTATATAATTCATAAGCTTCTTATCACCAGATATATTTGTACCCATAGCTCTAAGGATAAGTGCAACTTCTTTAAGTGACGGTGTATTAATCTGTCCAGGTATAATACGAGGCAATTCTTTGAGGCCTCTAAATGTATTATATTTGAACAAATCAGGTATCGCCTTGCTGTTAAATTCATCAGCAATATTCTGTACCTGTGCCTGTAAAGAAGCAGCGAGCATTGATTGCTTTGTATCAGCAAGTGCAAATGAACCTGACTTCTGCCCTATAAGTATTATATCAGAAAGCATTGTAATAGCTATTCTATTATCATAACGATCAACAGTGCCACCTATATCTATCTGCCTACTAGATGGTGATGACAAAAGACGCAGATCCCATCCAAATGGAAGAAGCACACCTTCATTGCTATCACGCCTAACTGATGAGACTAATGCCTCAGCCTGTGCCCTAAGCTTAACCATCTGTGGGTCATCATCATTCCATAAATCAAGCTGATCAGGAGCCTGAAGAACTGGAAATCCAGCAAGATCACGCTCAATACCTATGCCCTCAATTTCCTCAAAGTGCTTCTTGAAGAACCATGGACGATAAGCATTACGCAGAAGTGAACGACCTTCAGGGTTTTCACGATTTGACTTTGTCAAAAATAAAAGGCCCTTATCAATTGGAATTCTACGTATCTTGAAGTCAGGCGCAGC